CATTTAACATCTTATCATTATCCATAGTTAACACTTGAATAACTTTTCCGTTAGCTCCTAGTTTTGCAAAATGTGCCATAATGTTTCTCCTTATATATTAATTTTAAAGTTCAGTAAATACATATTAATTTTGAAATTTATATCTTATTAATACAATTCCGCTACCACCTGCACCACCACCTCCAGTGCTTTCAGAACCAGCACCTCCACCACCACCGGAATTTGCCCCTCCAGCTCCACCAGCAGTACTACTTCCAGCTGATCCAGAATTAATTGCTGTTCCACCACCTGTTCCCACAGGTCCTGTATTTGGACCATTTGGAGCACCGGAACCACCACCGCCACCTAGACCACCATTTCCTCCTACAACTGGAGTAGAAGCAGAAGAAGAGGCTGTACCCCCACCTCCACCACCTGCCCAGTAATAATTATTTCCATCAATATTAAGTTGAGTTCCTGCTCCACCATTTCCACCTGCTGTTGGACTGGTTCCTCCATTGGCTCCTACTGCAGCAGCTCCACCACCGCCACCACCTGAATATCCAGGTGCTGCGTGTGTTCCTTGACCTCCAGAATTACCTTGAGAAACAGGTACAGAAGGAGTATTACCTGCTCCACCATTTCTTGACGCTGAGGGAGATGAAGCTCCGTGTCCCCCACCACCTCCAGATCCGCCACTTAAACCTACACCACAAGGATAATTTGCTCCACCACCACCACCTCCTGCTGATGTAATTGAATCAAAAGTTGAAGTTGATCCTGATACGCCTTTTGAAAGAGTAGGAGCACTACATACACCTCCAGTTCCTCCAGCACCAACTGTTATTGGATAACCTTGAGCTGATACTGATAAACCTCCTGAGGCTGGACTAGGAAAATTATTACGAAAACCACCTGCACCACCTCCACCACCGACGTGAGCACCACCACCTCCACCACCTGCTACCACTAAATATTCTACTGTATTTGAACCACAAGCATTACCAACAGTGTTAACTGTAAAAGTACCAGGTGCTGTAAATTTATGAACTTTAAAATCACCAACAGTTGATTCTGTTCCACCCGTAGCAGCAACATATTCTTTAGTTGGTGCTTCTGATTGTAAGCCTGAATCTGTTACTAACCAACCTCTTGTTGAATCTATAAATACAAGCGTAACTGCAATACCTTCTACAGCTAATGTTGAATTTGCAGCAACACCACCAATTTTATCTGAACCATTTGGTACTACTGTTAAATTACCTGTATCAAATGTATTTGCATAGTCTTTAAAACCAACAACTGCTCCTGCAGTTCCTGCCGGAAGATTGACGTTAAATCCTCCACTTGTTGTGTCTACAAAATATCCCTCACCAGCTGTAGCTGTAAAACCCGATGTCTTAACTGTTGTTTCCCAAGATACTGCTCCCGTTGCACCAAAACCTGATGCAGTTCCAGAGTTTGTTATTGATGCACCAGCAGGAATTGTGATAGTGTCACCACTATCTCCTAACTGGACTGTGCCGCAATTTGTTCTTGGACTAATTTTATTTACTTTTACTTCACTCATAATTTACCTATTGAAACTTATACCTTATTATTACTATACCAGAGCCACCTGCGCCACCAGTGTTACCAGAAGGCGGAGTTGTTCCTGATCCACCACCACCTGTGTTAGCTGTTCCCGCATTTCCACTACTTCCACCACCTTGTGTTGCAGAACCCGGACTACCTTGTTCTGATCCTCCACCACCACCTCCAGCATAACCTGTTGAACTCCCTGAAATTTCAGTTGTTGCTCCTGCTCCACCAGAACCTCCTGGTTGGCCAGGACCTGATGAATTAGAGCCAGAAGCAGTAGCACCACCTCCACCTCCTCCACTATCTACATTAGAGGCAGAATTATCAGGTGTTGCTGTTCCGCCGCCATTACCTTGAGGGGGACTAACTGGAGGAGAATTACCACTTCCGCCTGGTTTTGCGCCACAATTACCTCTCCCTCCTCCTCCACCACCAGAGCCACCATTACCGCCACTGCCGACAGGAACAGGTTGTCCGCCCCCACCGCCTCCAGCACCACCGCCAGCTGATGAAATAGTTGAAAATGTTGAAGTTGAACCTTGTGTACCTTTGAGGGGACTAACGGGAGGAGTACCTCCAGCACCTCCGCCTCCGACTGTTATTGGAAAACCTGTTACTGTAGCATTTATAGTTCCTGCACCTTCTAAAGGACTTGCAGTATATGGTGTAGTAGGACTTTTATCTTCTCTGAAACCTCCACCTCCACCGCCTCCAGTTCCTTCACCACCTCCAGCTCCACCTCCACCTGCTACTACCATATAAGAAACTTGATTGTTTGCTGCACAAGGAGATAAGTTAGATACACAAAAAGTTCCTGGACCAGTAAATGTGTGAATTCTACAATTACCACAATCAGCTGTTGATCCTCCAGTTGCTACTATAAAAGGAGGAACACCTATTTCTGTATCTTCTGCATTTTGTACATTAATCCAACCTTTTGTTGAATCTACATATACAAATGTAGCAGCTTGACCATTAACATTTAATCTAATATCATCAGTCGAACCACCAAGTTTTTCTGAACCATTAGCTGATATTGTTAAATTATATGTTGCAAAATTTCTTGCATAGTCCGATACTGCCACAATAGCTCCCGGACTTCCTGCTGGTAAATTCATAGTTATAGCACTACCTTGATTAATGAAATATCCCTCACCACTTACTGCTGTAAATGTAGTAGTTTTAAGACTTCCTGTTTGCCAGTTTACTGAACCTTCTCTACCAAAACCTGTTTGTGATGCACCTGAT